GTATACGCAGTTAGTTCATCCTGTGTATACAGATTGGAGACTCTAAAAACAACGATTCGGAATAGGGGCCCGCGGCGAAGACCGAAGACAGGCTAACCATGCCGTTAGTAGGGCTAGCACCAAAACGCGGGAACTAGACACTTAGGAGAGTGGTCTGGCTACTCTAAGAGGTGAGTACACCTTAACCGTCAAGGGTTCTACTCCTCAGTTGAGGACTAGAGATGCCCTGTGGACGGGGGCATGCCCAAGAGTTAGCTTAGCCGGGGCGGGGGTTGTTCCGGTGAAAGTAGCAATATTGACCACACTGCCTGATAGGGCGGAGCAGGCCCCCTAGGTAGTCTAGTATAAAATGTCTGCTGTACATGGCACATGGAAGTTGTTGAATTCTTAAACTTACACAAGATAGGTAGGCAAGGACCCCCTGGGGCACTGGAACCAGTATTCGACAAAAACGGGACACCACTATTTGGAGACTATGTAGAGATCCACCACCAATCCACTTTAAAGTTGCCGCACTGGAGGGGAGAGGCCAACGTGCAAGTCTCAGACAAATATCTCCCAAAGAAGGGCGACTGCAGAACTGGCAACAAGTTCGGTCCAGTAAGTGGAATATACTTGGAATTAGGGCCTAAATTCTACCAAGATTACACAGGTTACGTCTACCATAGAGCACCACTAGAGTTTTGCTCCCGAAGTCAAATGTGTGAAGTGACCAGGTTAATTGGAAGGATAACTGGTAGCGACGGGGTATTATACCACCTTTTCACCTGTGTAGATGGTTGTGTGCTACTGAAGCAGGCAACTAGAGACAACCCAAAGGTTTTCAAATGGGTGAAGAACCCACTACGTTGCCCACTGTGGGTTACAAGTTGCTCAGATGAAGGAGGGGCAAAACAGAAGAAGACTGATAATGACAGAATGAAGAAGGGAGCTCTTAAATACAAGCCACAAGAGCAGGAGAAAGATGTTAGAAAGAAACCACCAGATGCTACCATAGTGGTTGACGGAGTAAAGTACCAGGTAACTAAGAAAGGAAAAGTGAGGAGTGAAAAAACCAAGGATGGTTTGTACCATAACAAGAACAAACCCGCCGAGTCAAGGAAGAAACTAGAAAAAGCACTGTTGGCATGGGCATTCTTGGCTATGTTACATATTTGCACAGCTGTGAATATAACTCAGTGGAACCTGGCTGACGAAGGCACCGAAGGCGTACATAGGGTCATGTTTGAGAGAGGGATAAATAGAAGTTTACATGGCATATGGCCCCAACAGATATGCCACGGAATCCCAAGCTACAACCCCACCAACAGAGAGCTCTCGATGATTGTCGGAATGGTTGATGCAAGCATTAGAACAAATTATACCTGCTGTAATCTACAGAGACACGAATGGAACAAACATGGCTGGTGCAATTGGTACAACATCATACCATGGATTAAGGTGATGAACTACAGCCAGAGGAACCTCACTGAAGGCACATATGGCAAAGAGTGTGCCGTAACGTGTAGGCACGACAGCATATTAGACATCAATATAGTCACTCAGGCCCGCAATCAACCCACAATGTTAACCGGGTGCAAAATAGGAAAGAACTTTTCGTTCTCAGGTGAAATTAGAGAAAAACCATGTAATTATGATATCCAACCAGAGGAAATACTACATTTGCCACACGAATGTGGGGAGTGGTATAGTGAAATAAGCCACCAGGCGGTCGACATGATCACTAATGGGTTGGAGGCCTCTAGAAATTCAGCAGCCAAAGTCTTGAGTTGGATAGGGCGCAAATTGGAAAGGATAGGAAAGAGAGCACAAGCAAAATCAAAAACATGGTTTGGGGCACAGGCATCCGAAGTCTACTGCAAAGTGGAGAAAAGAGTTGGCTCCCTCTGGTATACACGGAATTGCACACCAGCATGTTTACCAGGGCATACGGAGATACTGGGAGCAGGTGTTTTTGACACAAACCCACAGGGTAGAAGCCTAATACCAAGGTTGCCCGGCCATATCACTGAGGCTGTAATTCTGTCACTGGTGGCTCTATCAGAAGTGATGCCGGAAACGAGCAGTGCACTGTATATAGCGCTGCATTACTTTCTGCACCCAATGAATGAAACAATTGGATATTGTGACAAAAATCAATTGAACCTAACTATCACGACAACAGTCGACAAGGTGATACCAAACTCCGTGTACGTCCTTGGGCAGTGGGTGTGCGTCAAGCCTGGGTGGTGGCCATACGACTCAGAAGTGACGTTGGTTGTTAACGAAGTCATCAACGTGCTAGACATTGGGGGTAGAGCCGCTAGGGTGTTACTACAGGTCTGGGATGCAGCAACAGCTATAGCCGTCCTTATATTCATAATGAAAGTAGCTAGGGGTCAGTTGATACAGGGTCTGATATGGTTGTTACTGCTCACAGGGACTGAGGCACTGGAATGTGACACTAATTTCCAATATGCTTTGGCAAAAGGAACAAAAATAGGGCCGTTAGGGGCCGAGGAATTGACAACAACTTATAGACGATTGCAACCAGGCGAACAATTGACGGATGGCCTCGTGACCATAACGTGCACCAACCATGACATAATAATACATGACCAATGCAGCATAGAGAGGAGGTGGATAGCAAAAATACACCCACAAGCTTTACCCACTTCGGTACAATTCTATCTTGCAGCAGAACCTAAGGAAGCACCAAAAATAATTGAAATGAGTGACGAATTTGAGTTCGCAATTTGTCCATGTGATGCACTACCTCTTGTTAAAGGTAACTTTAACTGTACACTAACCAATGCCCAAGCATTTCAAATGGTATGCCCCTACGGCTGGGTCGGGACCATTGAATGTGTAAAGTACTCCCCAACAACTCTGTCGACCACCGTAGTGCAGGTATACAAGAGGGGAAGACCATTCCCCAGGCGGAGGCATTGCACAACTGAAGAAGTTTTTCAGGGTAACTATTACACTTGTGAAAAGGGGGGGAATTGGACTTGCCAACCAGGTCACATATCGCACGGGCATAACAGTGATGAAGTTGAGGAGTGTGAATGGTGTGGGTTCAGAAGCCTGAAGCCGTCTGCCAAATTGGGTAGGTGTATCAGAAGAGGTGAAAAAGCCCATAGGCTTTATGACACCAGGCCATGCAAAGAGAAGGCTTTCACCTTTTCCCCAGCTGGTGAGGTGGAATGCTTGCTAGGCGGGTTTAAGGTGAGGGTGGATAGGAGTGATACAACCAATGAATTACTGCCCATGCCATGTAACCCAATTAAGGTTGGCAGCCAGGGCCCTGTATCTAGGGCAGCATGCACCTACAATTACTCACAAGTCTTGAGAAACAGTTACTATGAAGAAAGGGATAAGTTCTGGCAGCAATACATGATAAAGGACGGCTACCAGTATTGGTTTGATCTAGAAGCAGATGACCATCATAAGAACTGGTTCAATGAATTCTTAGTTGTGGTGGTGGTCGCTTTGTTGGGTGGCAGATACATACTTTGGTTAATCATTATTTATATGACCCTAACTTACTACCCCGATGATGCAGCCCTAGTCAACACAGGAGATACAGTGGCAATTGGGAATATCCTATTCAGTAATAATTTTGAGGTTGTTTCTTACTTCCTACTGATCTATGTACTACTAAAAAATGAACCATCAAAAAGGTGGGTGATACTACTGTACCACACTTTAGTCCAGCACCCTTTGAAAACGCTTACCGCCCTGACGCTAACAGTGGTCGACATGGTGAAAGGCGATACAAATGAGACTAGTGCGAATCAGTATGACTTTATGCCAATGGCCGCACTAGTTGTTGCTGGGCTGGTATCCTTAAAAGTGAGAGATTTCAGTTTGATCCCCGCTCTAGTGTTGACCCTAGCCACCAACACCTTACACCTGTGCAACAACATGCAGGCAGATGTCACCATATGTATATTGTTGACATTAGTTGTGCTGTGGACATACATAACACCCTGTTTTAAATACAGCCGTGTATTCAGGTTGGTGGTGAGCTTACTCTATCTAGTATTTTTGGTAAGAGCTCTATCACACATTGGATCAATTCACACACCGGCAATCGAATTACCAAGAGTCAGGCCTATAGTTATAATTCTGAGCTACTTTACGATGACAGTTCTGGCAGTGAATGTAAATATTGATGTGGCATCAACAATCCTAAGTATCACCCCGACTATTATGACATTGTGCACCCTATGGGCTGATATGCTGACGGTGCTAGTAGTGTTACCAAGCTACGAAGTGACTAAGCTATACTACTTGGAGAAAGTTAAGGAAAATGAAACAAAACCCTGGGTGAGGTTTGGACTGAAGAAGGTAAAAATTAAGACCCTCGGAGAAATAGAGAGAGAATTGGTGGATGGCAAAGAGAAGGTGTTTGAACTGCCGTCTCTGAGCACTGGGAACAGCCAAAAAAGTTCACTAGTCTCCATCGTGAGGTGCTGTCTTATAGCTTGTGTTAGTTCACATTGGAGGTCCTTTTATCTCTTGTATTTGATATTGGAATTGAGCTATTGGGCACATTCACGCATAATAAAAGAGGTCGCCGGGTCAACCAATTGGCTCTCAAGGACAATTGCTACAATGATAGAGATGAATTGGGTGATGGACAGTGACGATGTCAAAGGATTAAAAAAATTTTTTATCCTCTCTGGCAGATTCCGAGACCTAATGCTAAAACATAAAGTGGCAAACGATAGAATAAGGGACTGGTATAGTGAAGGGGAGGTGTTTGGTATGCCCAAGATACTATACATAACTAAGATAGCCTCCCTAAGCAATAGCAATCAGCACATGGTATGCACTGTATGTGAAACCAGAGCCTGGGTGAATAGAAGGAGTACCTGTCCAAAGTGTGGGGGCTTGGGCCCACCTGTTAAGTGTGGCATGAGTCTGGCGGACTTTGAAGAGAAAAAATATAAGAGAATTTTTATTAGGGAATTCGATGAACCCGGGACATTTAGAGAGGAACAAGATGGTTACCTGGCATACACAGCAAAAGGTTCATTGTTCTTGAGGAACCTGCCTATACTAGCAACAAAAATGAAAATGGTAATGGTGGGCAACCTTGGTTCTGAACTCAGTGACCTGGAACACCTTGGTTGGATCCTAAGAGGGCCAGCGGTTTGCAAGAAAATAGTGTGCCATGAGAAGACCAAACCTACGGTTATGGACAAGTTGAGCTGTTTCTTTGGCCTAATGCCCAGAGGATCGACACCACGAGCACCAGTCAGATTTCCTACTGCCATTATTAAAGTTAGGAGAGGCCTAGAAGTGGGTTGGGCATACACCCATCAGGGGGGGATAAGCTCAGTAGAACATGTAACGTCTGGCAAAGACCTATTCGTGTCAGACTCAATGGGTAGAACAAGAGTACTATGCCAAAGTAGCAATAAGAATACAGATGAAACAGAGTACGGTATAAAAACAGATTCGTCTTGTGCTGAAGGATCCAGATGTTACGTATTCAACCCTGAAGCCACCAACATAGCTGGTACAAGGGGGGCCCTGGTACACCTTAGGAAGCAGGGTTGTTCATACACCTGCGTCACTGCACTGGGAACACCCGCGTTCTACGACCTTAAAAATCTGAGGGGTTGGTCTGGGTTGCCAATATTTGAAGCATCCACTGGAAAAGTGGTCGGCAGAGTCAAAGTCGGGGTTAATGAGGAAAGCAAGCCCACAGCTATCCTTTCAGGTACTCGGGCTGTATCAAGCAAGGCCGCAGACTTGGAAGTAGTGGTTAAGAAATTAGAGAATATGGCAAGGGGGGAGTTTAAGCAGATCACCCTTGCCACAGGTGCAGGAAAAACTACAGAGTTGCCTCGGGGCCTAATTGAAAGGATAGGCAGACACAAGAGGGTGTTGGTCCTGATACCGTTAAGGGCTGCTGCAGAATCAGTTTACCAATACATGAGGCAAAAACACCCAAGCATTGCTTTCAATCTCAGGATTGGTGATCTGAAGGAGGGCGACATGGCAACAGGCATAACTTATGCCTCTTACGGCTATTTTTGCCAGATGACCCAACCTAAATTGAGGTCCGCACTTGTGGAATATTCATACATCTTCTTAGATGAATATCACTGCGCCACACCAGAACAACTCGCAGTGATGAGCAAAATGCACAGGTTCTCTGATCAGCTACGCGTTGTAGCGATGACTGCAACACCAGCAGGGACTGTCACGTATACTGGGCAAAAATTTCCAATAGAGGAGGTGATAATCCCAGACACGATGAAAGGAGAGGACCTTGGAGAAAACTTCTTGGATATAGCTGGTCTAAAAGTGCCTAGGGATGAGATGAAGAACAACGTGCTCGTATTCGTGCCGACCAGGAACATGGCCTTGGAAACGGCCAAGAACCTTAAGGCCAAAGGGTACAATTCAGGCTATTACTATAGTGGAGAAGATCCAGAGGGCCTTAGAAGCATTACATCACAATCACCCTACATAATAATTGCCACAAACGCCATAGAATCTGGAGTCACGTTACCTGACTTAGACACCGTGATTGACACAGGGCTGAAGTGTGAGAAGAGGGTGAGGATTGCAAAAAAACCACCTTATATAGTTACTGGCCTAAAAAGAATGGCCATAACTATAGGCGAACAGGCTCAGAGGAGAGGCAGAGTTGGCCGAGTGAAGCCTGGCAAGTACTACAGGAGCCAAGAAACGGCGGCCGGTTCAAAAGATTACCATTATGACCTACTCCAGGCACAGAAGTATGGGGTTGAAGATGGGATCAATATTACCAAGTCATTTAGAGAAATGAATTATGACTGGTCGTTATATGAAGAGGACACCATGGTTATAGCCCAGTTAGAAGTGCTTAACAACCTTTTAATTTCAGATGAACTCGGACTAGCAACAAGAAATATAATGGCTAGGACAACCAACCCAGAGCCAATACAGATAGCATACAACAGCTATGAAACACAGGTACCAGTGCTGTTTCCGAGGATAGTAAGAGGAGAGGTGACCAATACCTACGAAGACCATAACTACATAAATTGTAGGAAGCTGGCAGAAGATGTGCCTTGCTACATATACGCAACTGAAGATGAAGATCTAGCAGTAGATCTCCTCGGGTTGGAGTGGCCAGATGCCAGCAATCAAACAGTTAAGGGTGTTGAACAAGCTTTGGAACAAATAGTTGGCCTGTCAACAGGAGAAACAGCTTTGTTGGTCGCGTTATTTGGTTACGTAGGGTACCAAGCACTCTCAAAAAGACATATCCCCGTGGTGACTGACATCTACACCATAGAAGACCAAAAAATTGAAGACACGTCACCCCTGCAATTTGCCCCAGATAGCTTAGCAAGTCCCACAATTGAAATGAGGGAGCTTGCTGTGGGTGACGTAGAACGGGTCAAGGAAGAGATAATGACTTATGCAAAGAAAGGAATAGACTTCATACAAATGCAAGCAGAAAAAATGACAAAAAGCACGACGTACAACACAAGTAAAGAAACAGTATTAGAGTATATGAAGAAATTCCTTGAAGCCATAAAAGAAAATGAGGACCAAATAATAAGGTATAGCCTGTGGGGGTGCCATACAGCGTTATACAAAAGTATAAAAGAAAGGCTAGGTCATGAAACAGCCTTTGCCACCCTTGTGGTTAAGTGGTTGGCTTTCGGGGAGCCCAGCATAGATGGCCATATTAAGCAAGCAGCTACAGATTTAGTCGTCTACTATATAATCAATAGACCTAAATTTGAAGGTGACACCCAGACAATGGATGAAGGCCGGAGATTTGTTGCCGCATTGTTGGTTTCGACCTTGGCTAGTTATACATACAAGAGTTACAACTATGAACACCTCGGGAAACTGGTGGAGCCAGTACTAAACTACTTACCATACAGTGCTAGTGTTCTACGCATGTTCAGTCCAGGGAGGCTAGAGAGCGTGGTAATATTAAGCAGCACTATTTACAAATCATACCTGGCTATTAAGAAGGGGAGAAGTGATGGACTAGCTGGAGCCGGTATTAGCGCAGCCATGGAAATAATGACACAAAACCCTGTAACAATAGGTATTGCTGTGTTGCTTGGGGTAGGGGCCATAGCAGCACACAATGCAATAGAAAGCAGTGAGCAAAAACGCACTTTACTAATGAAAGTCTTCGTCAAGAACTTTCTCGACCAAGCTGCCACAGATGAATTAGTTAAAGAGAGCCCGGAGAAAATCATTATGGCACTCTTTGAGGCTATCCAAACAGTGGGGAATCCCCTAAGACTAATATTCCACCTCTATGCCTGCTACTACAAGAAGTGGGATGCCAAGGAAATAGCCGAGAGAACGGCTGGGAGAAACCTCTTTATGTTGATAATCTATGAAGGGTTGGAACTGCTGGGTGTAGACTCTGAAGGAAAAATGAGACAATTGTCTGGCAATTATATAATGGATTTAATACATAGGGTCATAAGTAATGTTTCAAATTCGACAAACAGGTGCCTAAAAAATCTTTTGTGGCGGATAGCACCAGCCCCCATCAGTTGTGACTGGAGCAATTTTGATGAAAGGATCGGCTTACCAACTCTGCAGTACGACAGGACCGAGACTAAGTGCACTTGTGGCTACACGAAAAGTATGATGAAGACTAGCGACGGTAGATGGAACGTGCTAGAAGAGAAAGGACCTGTGCTTTGTAGGAACAGAGGTGAGGTAGGGTTACTAAATTATAAGGTGACGAGTTATTACAACCAGAGAGAGAAGGTGAACCCCGTTATTAAACTAAAGGGGGAGGTGGAATTATACTATAGTGGAGGAACTTACAAGTTAATTTGCAGCCATAATCAGAGAACAATTGTCGCCACCTCCAAATGGCAGGTCCAACATTCAGAAGTATCAAGACTGTTGACAAGATTTTCAGGATTCGGGGTTGGAGGGTCATCTCTAGGAGACCAGCCAGATTATGATGCTCTAGTACACCGAAAATGCGCCACAATCACAAAAACTAGTGTGGTGTTTGTGAAGCTGGAAAAAGGTTGCGCCTTTACTACTGACCTAACCATACAGAATTTAACAAAGTTAATTGAGTTAGTGCACAAGAATAAACTAGAGGACCAAGCACTCCCAGAAGTGATAACAGGCACCATATGGCTGGCCTTTAATGTGGTGAATGCCAACATTGGTTACATAAAGCCAACATTTGGTGAAAAAATCATACCCGAACCAGAGGAGGCCACGTTCATGGAGGAAGTGATACAGATCAAACAGAGCAAAGCCAACATCACCTGTGTTGGAGAGGCCGAGGTGATGACCACAGGGGTTACTAAGTTCACCAATGTACAAGAAACGGAAAACCAACATAATCAAGTGGAAATAGGAATAGAGAAAGGACAGTTCCCAGGGCCATACAGGCAAACAAGCAGGTTGGAGGAAGTCATAGAACAAAAAGATGGCAGGCCATACCTGCTGGTAATAGGAAAGAGAACGTCAATGTCCATGAGGGCCAGGACCGCAAAAAACATCAAGTTCTTCACAGGAAGGTCAGAGATACTTTTGAGGGACTTGATGGAGCAGGGGAAAGTAATAACAGTGGCACTATGTGAATTAGAAGATGACCTGATTCCCTACATCGACTATAAAGGTAGTTATCTGAACAGGGAGGCCCTAGAGGCCCTTGCGCGAGGACAACCAAAGAAAAAGAAAATCACAAAAGCAATAGCAAGAAGATTGTTGCAACCGGAAGAAGAAGACACAAGCCTACCTGAGTGGTTACATGTTGACCAACCCTTCCAATTGACCATCACGAGGAAGCAAGAAAGCTACCATATTATTGGTGACCTGCAGAGCGTAAAAGAGAAGGCCAAGCAATTAGGGGCATCAGAGAACACGAAAATAGTCAAGGAGAAGAATGCCACAATTTACACAATGAAGCTGAGCAACTGGCTAAGCTATGAGAGTAAGTATAGGAATTGTGACTTGACAGCACTGTTTGAAGAGTTGCTGTTACGCTGTACCCCAATAAGTGAAAGAAAAGACTTGCATATGGCTAGTCCAGTGCAAATGGCCAATGGAAACTGGTGGCCCCTAAGGGCTGAGGTGCATTTTGGTCGAATCCCTTGTATCAGAAGGAAGACACATCCCTATGAAGCATATGTAGAGCTAAAAGAGCTTGTAGAAAGAAAGGAATCATCTAAGCTACTGGGAGAGCACTCCCTTAGGCAGCACAACCACTGGATCCTAAAAAAGATCAGTGAACCAGGGACTTTAAATACAAAAATGATGCTAAACCCAGGGAAAATAGGCGGGGGTGTACGGAAAGAAAAAAGAAAGAACAATGTGTATAACAGCAGAATAGGGGCTATCATGCATTCAATTGGAATAAAGATGGAGAAGCTACCGGTGGTAAGAGCCCAGACGGACACCCGTAGTTTCCACTCAGCAATAAAAGAAAAAATTGACAAAAAAGAAAACGAGCAAGAACCAAACATGCACCCAGAATTATACAAAATCTTTGAGGTGTTCAGTAAAGGGGAGCTGGCCAGTACATATGATGAAGTGACCTGGGAGGAACTAGAAAATGGAATCAATAGGAAGGGCGCAGCAGGTGTGTTGGAAGACCTAAATATAGGAGAAATATTACTCAAGGATAAGGCTGGGGTGACCAAGATAATCAGGGATTTGAGAGCAGGAAAGAAAATTAAGTATTATGAAACAGCAATACCAAAGAATGAGAAAAGAGATGTAACAGATGACTGGGTTACAGGGGATTACGTTGAAGAAAAGAAACCAAGGGTAATACAGTACCCCGAGGCCCATGTCAGACTGGCCATAACAAAGGTGATGTACAGTTGGGTCAAACAAAAACCCGTTGTCATCCCGGGTTATGAAGGGAAAACTCCATTGTTTAACGTATTCAACAAAGTACATAAGGAATGGAAAGGATTCCAAGACCCTGTAGCTGTATCGTTTGACACAAAAGCTTGGGACACTCAGGTTACTACAAAAGACTTACTGTTGATAGCTAGAATACAGAAGTTCTATTTTAAACAAAAATGGCACAAGTTCATTGACACCATAACAGAGCACATGTGTGAAGTACCTGTTGTGACAGAGGATGGGGAAGTTTACATAAGACAAGGACAAAGAGGTAGTGGTCAGCCAGACACTAGTGCAGGGAATAGTATGTTGAATGTGTTGACAATGGTCCTGGCGTTCTGCAGAGCTACAGGAATCCCATACAAATCTTTTCCCAGGGTAGCCAAGATACACGTCTGTGGAGACGACGGCTTCCTAATAACAGAGAGGCCCTTGGCCGAGAGGTTCTCCAGACATGGAGTCCAACTACTGCACGAGCTAGGGAAGCCCCAAAAGATAACGACCGAGAACAACACAATGAAGCTAGCATACAATTTTGAAGACATAGAATTCTGCTCACATACCCCTATCCAAGTACGGTGGTCCGATAACAGCAGCAGTTACATGGCGGGAAGGGAGACTGCTACAATTCTAGCAAAAATGGCCACAAGATTGGACTCCAGTGGAGAGAGAGGAAGCGAGGCATACGAAAGGGCAGTGGCCTTCAGCTTCCTACTAATGTACTCATGGAACCCTTTGGTGAGAAGGATTTGTCTCTTAGTACTTTCAATATGTGACCAGCCAAAAATGGCCCAGACAACTATGTTTTACAGTGAGGGTGATCCAGTGGCTGCATATGAGGAAGTTGTCGGCCACAAAATCACACAATTGAATCGTACGGAGTTTAGGAAATTGGCAAAATTGAATCTAAGCATGTCCATATTGGGAATCTGGACTAAACATACAAGCAAGAGATTGTTAGAAGACTGCATAAAACGAGGTATGGCTGAAGGTAACCATCTAGTAAATGCAGATAGGCTGGTTTCACAAAAAACGGGTAACTCCTATACACAAGGAACTGGTCATGTCAAGCAAGGTAAGCATTATGAGGAACTCATAATACCAAGTGGGAGGAGAATCACAACGACAATTGTGGAAAGGTACAGCCTTGGGCCTATCAAAACATTCATATTGAAAAGGCTCAGGTTGCTTACTATATTCCTCTCGAATAACTAAGGCAACATATCAAAGTAGACAAGTGTCAGCTATGAATTGACTACTTTTCGCAGTATGTTGTAAATATTTGTTTATTTATTTATTCATTATTTATTTATTTATTTATTATTTAGTATTATTTATTTTAGGTTAAAGCACTACAGCACTTTAGCCGAATGGAGGGAACCCGACGTCCTTTGTAGGACTAGGAAAAATCTTCCACTAGGCCCC